TGCGAGCCAGCGCCTTTCGGCGCTGTGCTCTTGGGTTGTTTTATGTTTGACGATAGGTTTGCAGTCCTACCGATTGTAGAATCAGTCATTGGTACCTTCTGACTTCATCTTAACAATATTGTCTGCTGTTTTTTCGTATCCGTGATGTATCAACATCGTTCCTATTGATAATCTTAATATCAATAAACCAAAAGATTTAATCATTTGAGTTCACTCTCCATAATGTCTTTTTCTATGGCAAATAGGACATAATGGTATGCACTTTGCCTTTTCACAAATAAGTTTTTTTCTACCATATCTAAACTTACCATCACCTAAATTAAATAATTTTGTTGATGGATCTATATGATGATATTCTAAATATTGAGTTTCTCCACAGTCTTCACATACATCATCTTTTGTCAACTCTAACCAGAACACTTTTTTTCTTGCTCTTTGCTCTGCTGATTTCTTTTGATTTTTCTTCTTAAACTCTGGATCATCCTTTCTTTCAGCATACCAATTAGCTTGAGATTGTGTTTGTTTATCTCCTGTATAAATCGGATCTAATTTAGTTCCATGTGTCATTTAAATTCACACTCCACCATAATTTCTGTTAACGCTGCCAAAAGATTAATTTCTTGATCTGCGACGAACGCAATTTGATACTGATATTTTGCAATAATAAGGACAGCAGCAGGTATACTGCGATGCTCCAAGGAATCATATAAGCTATCGTAAATACGACGCAATAACATAGAAGTGTCGTTGTCCAAGTTGGCAACAACCCACTTACGAACTTCCGAAAAGTTTTTTTCTTTGAGATTTTTAATGAGATCATTTACTGCAACATCAGAGAATACTGCTAATATACCACTATCTATTTTTCCACTAACTGAATATCTTTGACACTCATTTAACACTCTTCTCCAATCTGGAAAGTGTTGATTGATTAATTGTGCTACAACTTTCTTATCCGTATCAATCTTCTCCTCTTCTAGGATATTAGTTAATCTTGAAAAGAATTGTGTTGCTATTGTTGGTTTGTCTTTTTTATTAATCGAGAAATCAACAACAGTACACCTACTATGTAAAGGGTCGATAATTTTGTTTTTGTAGTTACACGTAAAGATAAACCTGCA